TACATAAAACTTATTAATAATGGCAAATACGATATATTGGGGACAGGCAGCAGTTGAAAACACGAATGGATTCGGAAAATCAGCAACAAATAATACTATTGATTTTGGCGAAGTTTGTGCAGATAGTTGGAGTCCAGAAACCAACCTAACAGGAGCAGGAGCAACACCAAGTTTTAGCAATACAAAGAGCATACTATTAGATGGTGTTGATGACTATGTAGATATAGGTACATCATTGACCTTTTTAGGAAATAAGTCTGTGAGTATGTGGTTAAAGTTTACAGATAGTGGTGGGTATAGAGTAGCTTTAAATGTTGGTTCTGATGCCTATGGTATGTATTCAACGGCAGGTAAAATAGCCTTTTATCATAAAAACACTTCAAACGCATATAAAGACATAATCGCAACCACCACCACAAACGATGGGCAATGGCATCATTATTTGGGTGTGAATGATGGAACAAATTTAAAGATATATATTGATGGTGTTTTAGACAACTCTAATACAAACGGAAGTAACGGAACTACGTTAAATGCTAATGGACGAATTGGTGCAAGATGGAATAATTTAAGTCTTTTCAGTGGCTCAATAGATGAGGTTGCAATTTTTGACACAGACCAAAGTGCAAACGCAAGTGCTATAGGTGGAACAATACCAACTGATTTAACTTCATACTCTCCTCTTGCTTGGTGGCGTTGTGGTGATGGTGATGTTAGTCCGATTTTAAGTGACAACGGAAGCGGTGGTAATGACGGAACAATGACAAACTTTACAACCTTTTCAACAGATGTACCAACATAAAAACAAATAAAAATGAAAACATACGCAATACTATCAATAGGAGATTTACTAAACATCGACTTTTCACAGATTGAAGAATCCAACGAAAACACGGTTAGAATAAGTTTAGATGGACTTGAATTTGTAATTAAATATACAACCATACCGACTTTTATAGCTGATGGAAGTGTACTTCCTTTACAAATATTAACACACGAAGAATGTTTGGCACTTATGCAGACTCTAGAATGGACACAACCAATAGAAGAAGAGTAATGGATATTAGAAACCATCAAAACGTACTTGCAGTATTATATTTTCTTGCTGGATGCTTCTGTGCATTCTCTTGTATGTTTACAAGTACAGAATTACACGTACAGGCGTTTGGTGTATTTCTATTATTTAAAATTATTTGGCTTATAACGGAACAACTTTAAGATGAAAACACAACTCTATATACTGACAACTAAACTTAAACTTTATTCAACTAAACTGATGGCTATTATTCTTTCGTTTTTTTTACCTATTGTTGGTATTCTTATTCTTATTGCTGCTTCTGTTATTTTAGATACAATTACAGGTATCTGGAAAGCCAAGAAACTTAAACAACCAATTACAAGCAGAAGACTATCTGCGATCATATCAAAGATTTTACTTTATGAAGCAACCGTTATGTTGTTTTATGCTATGGATAAATTCTTATTAAACGACATAGTTATTTCGTTTTTTAGTATCGAATTACTTACAACTAAAATATTGGCTTTAGTTCTTGTTTCTATTGAAGTTATTTCTATCAATGAAAACTACAAGGCAGTAAAAGGAATTGATTTGTGGGCATCTTTAAAGAACTTATTTGCAAGAGCAAAGGAAGTAACAAGCGATTTTAAAAACATCAAAAAAAATGAAGATTTGTAAATGTTGCAGACAACCAATAAAATTGGATAGTAAAAACTTATACATATTTGATAACGGACACGGTGGAATTATAGATGGCGTTTATCAAACACCTGGCAAACGTTCACCTATTTGGCCAGATGGCACACAACTTTTTGAAGGCGAATTCAACAGAAGTATTGTAGACAGATTAATGAAGCTTTGCGAAGATGCAAATATTGACTGCATTAATTTAGTAGATACAAATGTAGATATTCCTTTAAGCACCAGAACTTCACAAGCAAACGAAATTTACAGAAACACGGATAAACCTTGTATCTATATTTCTATTCACGCAAACGGCTTTAGTGACGAAGCAGCACACGGATGGGAAGTTTACACAAGTATAGGAGAAACAAAAAGCGATGAGATCGCAGAAGTGTTGTTTAACAAAGCACAAGCAGAATTTCCTACTCACACAATGCGAAAAGATACAAGAGATGGCGATGCAGACAAAGAAGCAAACTTCTATGTTCTTAAAAATACTGCTATGCCTGCGATATTATCAGAAAACTTCTTTATGACTAACGAAGCTGAATGTAGACTATTGATGAGTGATGACGGAAGAGATAGAATAGCCAAAATTCACTTTGAAATGATTAAAGAATTAGAGAAATGAAAGTAATATATTTAATTTGCGTTCTAACGTTGTTTTCGTGTTCTGCGAAGTATCACTATAACAAAGCACTTAAACGTGGCTTACAAGTCACGCAAACAAGCGACACGATAAGAATTAGCACAATAGATTCTATTCCTGTAATAAAACACGATACAATAGTATACGAACACTTCTATAGTTCTAAAGATACAATCATAGAATACAAGACCGTATACGTGCCACAAACAAGGTTAGAAACACGAATTGAATACAAGCTAAAACGTGACACTTTAAGAATGATAACAAGAGTAGAAGTGCAAAGGGCAAAAGCAGAAGCCAAAGCCAATAAAAAGACTAACTGGTGGGGAATTATTATTTTTATTTGTGTGTTTTTTGGCATAGTTTACACTTTAAACAAAATCTTAAGTAAATATCTATGACTACACGCCCAAGGTTAAAACAGGATGAAGTTGATTTAATCAATGAGTATAGAGGCGTAAAAGAAGCTGCAACAGAAGCAGGAATAGATATAAAAGATGTGAAACACGGATGGCTTAAAACAAAAGAAAGTAGTTTATTTTTTAACAATCCATTATTTAAAAACAAAAGCAAATTAGAACTTGAAGCTTTAGGCAAAAAACTTATTAAAGATTTATCTGAATTTGCACCTGTTTATCCAAGATTATTTAGAAGAAGAAAAAAAAGAGAATACTTACTTGTTATTGATCCTGCCGATATTCATATAGGAAAACTTGCAGAAAGTTTTGAAACAGGCGAAGATTACAACAATCAGATTGCCGTTAAACGTGTCAAAGAGGGCGTACAAGGTATTTTAAACAAAGCAAAAGGGTTTCCTATCGAAAAAATATTATTTATCGGTGGAAACGATATTCTACATATTGATACACCAGACAGAAAAACGACAAAAGGCACAAGTCAAGATACGGATGGAATGTGGTATTCCAATTTCTTAATAGCTAAACAACTTTATGTAGATATACTATTGCAGTTAATAACAGTTGCAGATGTCACTTTTCACTTTAATCCAAGCAATCACGATTACGCAACAGGTTTTTTTTTAGCTGATGTTATTCAAACATACTTTAAAAAGAATAAACATATACACTTCGATTGTTCAATAGCACACAGAAAAGGTTATAAATACGGAAAGAATCTTATAGCAACAACTCACGGAGATGGCGCAAAAATGAACGATCTACCTTTATTAATGGCACAAGAATTTGCAAAGGAATGGGCAGAAACTAAACACAGATACGTTTATACGCATCACGTTCATCATAAATTCAGTAAAGATTTTATCGGTTGCACCGTTGAAAGTTTAAGAAGTCCATCTGGAACAGATTCCTGGCATCATATCAAAGGCTATCAACACGCACCTAAAGCAGTTGAAGGCTTTATTCATCATATAGAACACGGCCAAGTAGCACGTTTAACGCATATTTTCTAAACAACACCTTTGTAACTTATTGATTTTTAAACAACTAAAAAATAATTGTAACTTTTTTTGTTGATAAGTCGTTATATATTGTTAATAATGTATATATTTGTGTATACAATTTAATTAAGGTTATGGAAAGAATAGAAAAATTAGAAACACTTACTACGATTGATGAATACATTAAGTATTACAAAGACCGTATTGATGAAAGAGAATGGAGTAATGAATTTGGTGCTGGATTGCAGCTTCAATCAATTAGAAAAATTAACGACCACGATATTGATATATTTAACAGATGTATTGAAAGGTTAAATGACAGGTTTAGAAAATTAGCAATTACACTTAAATAAATAGATTATGAAAGAAAAAGAAGCAAAAAAAGAATTATTGTATGGTTTCGTGTTTATGGCAGTTGCCTTCACGTTTTATTATTTAGCAGTAAATTTATTAGTATGAGTTACGAAATAGAAATAGAATATTACGATCAAGATGGTGCAATATTTTATATTGGAGAAACACCATACCAAGTAGAACTTTTTATAGAAACACGAATGATAGAAGAACTTGATAGCTACAATAGCTTTAACGACAAGCTATCATACGCACAAGTAGAAGAAAGATATTATAGAGTACAAAAAGAAACGTTAAGATGTGATGGTGTGAACTATTATAACGAAGAAGATTTATGCGAAGAACTTGAAGAAATACTAAACAAATGGAACAATTAAGAATAGACTGGTGGAGTAATTTTAACGAAGAATTATACTGCAATTATTTAATAGCAAAAGACGAAAAAATGAACACTTATAAAATACTATACAAATACTATAAAGGCGCTAATACTGACGCAGAATGTTGCCAAGCAGTTAAGTATGTAAAAGCAGAAGACAGACAGGAAGCTATCAAGCTTTGTGGCTTATGGCAAAAGTTAATAATTAGTATTGAAAAGGTATGAAGAAAATAAAAGAATATCTTTATTGTCTTATTATAAATTGGATATATGGAAGAATTAATGAGTAGTGTGCTGCACTACATAGAAAAAGACGAATTAAAAAAACGTTGTAGACAAAGAAAATACGTACATAAAAGAATATACTTTTTTAACGTGTTACGAACTGCTGGATATACGTATCAAAGTATTGGCGATTTATTCGGATTAAATCACGCAACAATAGTACACGGAATTAAAACTTTTAAGAATTTAAAAAAAGCAAAAGATCCGTTAATGTTTTTAGATATAGCAGAATACGATGGCAAGTTTAAAATCAATGATACAAAGTACGATTTAAAAACGGATATTCTAAAAGCTACAACAATTAGAGATTTACAAATAATAAAAGGAAGAACAGAGAAAGAACTATATAAAGAATTAATTTATTAAATTTGTGGAGTTGGTCGGACAATCAAAATATTTTAAGTATAGCGTTAGTAGGAGTTCCGACCCTCTGAAAGCGTTATACTTTTTTTTTAACCAATAATTTATGGCAGAAAATAAAAAAAGCTTTTTACTTTATTGCGACTTATTGCATACGGTCAAGAAGTTAAATGATGAA